TTGGAGTAAAAGTAGATACACCCGCAGATGAAAGTATACAACGTATTAAACATTTGGCAGGAATATAAAATGCTTATTAACGATATCTTTTTAATTGAAGCAAACGTTGAACCAGAAGGTTTAAGACTTCTCGACCAGTGGATTCATGAACAGGGCGAGGATTTAGAAGATTCTAATCCTAGTATTAATCATACTGCTTTCTTAAAAAGATTAAAAAAGGATATCATTAATAATAATAGAATATTTGGTGCACAAACACAGTTAACAGCATTAGTACCATATAAGCCTAAAAAAACAGATCCTGATTTTATTAAAAATGCTACAGAACCGGTATATACAGTGAATGTAAAAGCATTAACTCATATATGGAATGAGTTGCTGGATCTTTTTGTACCCGATGAAGATGAACCTACTAGTCATCCATTGTTTTATAAATTTCATGAGTTAGTTAAAGATGAAAAAACATTAGATCCTGCTGTTAAAAATAAACTTGTTCCTCTTAAAAAGAAATACGAGCAAGGTAAATTTGATTTACCAGGTTTGAAACAAGCAATGCAAGTTATGACTCAATTAGGTTCTCAAAAATGGAAACATGATTCAGCAGAAAGACAACGGTTAGAAATGGAAGCACCAATTATCATGAAGTTTAAAAATGGTTATATGTGGGTACGTTTAGACTCCCAAGAAGAAATGCACCGCGAAGGCGAGATGATGCAGAATTGCATTAGTGGTTATTGTCCAGTTGGTGAGGACGTAGATTTGACATTTGGATTACGAGATATATTTAATGCTGAGTTCGAGCTAGAAGATCAGTCTGACGATGCGGTTTATGACTGGCTTGTAACTTGGTTAGATGAGCATGACACAGATGTTCAAGATTTTTTGATGGGTAAAGCAGATGATCTCACAGGTGATGCCATGCTTGCTGTGGAAGATGTATTTGGTATGGACGAAGAAGAAGCATTTGACTGGATGGCACAGCAAATTATAAATGCTGATACTGATATAGAAACTGGAGAATTAACCCGCGGCCATCTAATTTATAGTTTGCGTGATAAGAATGGGGAATCTCACGTAGCCGCAGAGTATGATCCAAATGTAGATATGAATTATATAGAACCAGAAGAAGCATTAGGCAAACAAAATGAACCACCTGTTGAAAAATACGCACCATATATTGAAAAATTAAATGACTTTTTTCAAGAACATCCTGAAACATTTGGTCCTAAAGGTAACACAAAGGATATGCCATTCCACCCAGATTATGATGATGACCGCGAGCATACTGAGTCTGCTGATTTAAATCGTATTAAACATTTAGCGGGAGTATAAATAATATTATGAAAGTTTTTGATTTATTAAATGAAGCATTTGAAGATGAACCAATCCAATATATTGTTTTAGATCACACCAGACCTGGCCATCAATGGTCAGCCGATACTAAAAAAGACATTATTGATGCAATTATGGTAAATGGGGTTAAAGAATGGCAAGTAGTTGACCCTGAAACTGAAGAAATAATTGCAGATTGGCGGAATGATTCTATTTTGTCTGGTAGAATAACGCCAAAAGACAAAACATTTAATCGTATAAAAGAATTAATGTTTAGTGCCGAAGACGACCAACCTAATTTAGAACCGTTTCCAAAAGTTAAAGTGGATATGGAAGTGGTTGATCCAGAGATGGAATAACACCGTATTCCATATATAATAAAGCATGCCGCATAGGCACAGGCCTAATAATATTCCCATCGTTATCTAAAGATTGTGCTGTGTGTATTGCCTTGCTTGGTGCTAAATTGCAATGTTGTAATATTGCATTATAATGTTTTTCGTATTTACGCCACCAAAAGTCAGTACCAAAGTGTTGCATAAATTCTAAACCTATCCAAACATCTGCAATATTAACATATTTAAAATCATTCATTAAAAGTATAGGTCCATTTTCTCGTTTTCGGGAATAACGCAATCCGATACGATGTACATTTAATCCAAATGCTTTACTTAAAGAAAATGTCACGGTTTTAATAGCAGGATGGTTCACATTAAAATTGATATCTCTACAACACGGATACCACGCCGCGTCGATATGTACAGGTATGTTTAGTTGTAAACATCGTTCTAAAATTGCTGGCATATCTGGATGAACATTATTATCATAGAATGTGAAAGGTGTTGCTATAACTAATACATCACCAGATGTGAGTGTATCAACTGTTCTTTTGTTAATTGCAGGGAACAATCGCCGATGGTAGGGATAGTCACCATCAAATATTACTATTTTTTTATTGTACATCATATGGAGTTCATCTATTTGATGTGTTACGCCCAGGCATATATCTCTGTCTGGGAAAGCATCTAAACCTGTAAATGATATTAGTTTATGATTGTGTACCCAATTATGCATTTTTTCTTTGAATGTGTCAGTAATTGAATCGTAATCTTCAGTGTCGGCGACATTAGCATTATGTAATGAATTATGAAACTGGTGTGCCTCAATGTCGAACATAGGTCGTTTACGAGAGCCAGGTTCTCTGTCTATTAGACTGTTTAATATTGTAATATCAGGTGTTGGCATAATTCATTATTTCGTTTATGTACTTATATTCGTCTTGTATATTAAATTTACGAACTGTATTCATCCAATTAGTATATTCAACAAATGCTTGTCGTTCATTATATGTATTCTCTTTTCTGCTCATTACAGGAAATGGATCTTTAACATTAAAAATTATATTCTCAATACTTTGTATTTCTATTGGATTAATTTTAAAAACATTTTCTTGTACCTCTTTTACTATGTTTTTAAATGTTACTTCTTTATGTTCTTCCAATAATAAGTTGGCAGACAAGTAAGGTTGTACTGCTGGATATACATTTATGCTATTACTATCAAAAATTTTATTTTGAAATTTTGAAAAATAGTTAAAAGTATTAATCATATTACCAACATTGTATATGCTTAATACAAAGTTAATACCAAGTAGTGTTATGTTTGGATGATTTAGTAATACTTGAAAGTTTTTGTTAATGTTATTAAAGTTTGTACCGCGGATCCATTCATATGTTCTGTGTATGCCGTCAATACTGGCAAAAATTTCTATATCAGTTAGTTTATCAAAAGTTTCTAAAGTTTTTTTAGGTATGGATGTTATGTTGCTAACTATTCTTATTTTGAGCGTTGGTTTTACATCACTAATTTTATCTAAGAAAGTTAAGCAGTTTTTATCGTATAGCGGTTCACCACCTTTTATAATTAGTAATTCTAAATCGTTTATGTTATCTAATATTGACTCGAGCACTTCATTCTGTAATACAACTGGTTTAAATTGATTATAGTTGTAATGTGTTTTTAGTGCGTTAACTGCTTTCGCTGGCATAGACTTTTCTTGATGATGCCAATGAGAACTATGAATGCTGTTACACATAGCACACGCAAGATTACATTGATTACTAAAACTAATGTCGAGATATCTAAGTTTTGGCTCAATGTCAGTTGATTTTCGCCGCCTACCATTAGCATATTTTAATCGTTTACTTTCAAGATTGTGTTTTTCTTTGCTATAACAATAATTACATGCGTCAATATATTCATCGTTAAGCATTTTTTCTCTAATCTCTTTTATACGCTCTCCATGGAATATGTTTTCTATTGTAGTAGTTGATTGTGAGAAGTCGTGTAGACTGTGCTCTAACTGGTCTGACCAGACAGGACATAGTTGTGCTAGACCACGTGGATCAATTGTAATACCATCAAAGGGTATATAACAGAAATGTTTCTTATCCATATATTGACATGTAAGATAAATACCTATATAATATATTTATTGTTAATTTTGTTATTTTTTACTTGACATTTGATTAATTAGATACTATAATGTATTTAATTAAGTTAATACTTAATTTTAAAACTAATATTTAGGCTAATAAAGGAGAACTAATATGGCTACATTGGCAGAACTTAGAGCAAAACTCGCGGCCCAGGACCAGCGCCAAGCTGGTGCTCGCGAAACAGATAACGCAATTTATACATTCTGGAATATCCCTAACGATACTTCAGCAACCATGCGTTTCCTTCCAGACGGTGACGAAAGTAATACATTCTTTTGGCAAGAGCGCCAAATGATTCGTATGCCCTTTCCAGGTGTAAAAGGACAGGACGAAGCAAAACCAGTCACGGTAAATGTACCGTGTGTGGAAATGTGGGGCGATACTTGCCCAGTACACGCAGAGATTCGTCCATGGTTTAAAGATCCAGCATTGGAAGACATTGGACGCAAATATTGGAAAAAGCGTTCATACATTTTCCAAGGATTTGTTATTAATGATCCACTCGGCGAGGACGCTCCCCCAGAGAATCCAATTCGTCGATTCGTTATTAATCCATCGATTTATAAAATCATTAAAGCAGCGCTTATGGATCCAGATATGGAAGATCTTCCGACTGATTATAAGAACGGCACAGATTTTCGTCTTATAAAAACACAAAAAGGACAATATGCTGACTATTCAACTTCAAATTGGGCACGGCGTGAACGCAGTCTCAGTGAAGAGGAAATGGAAGCAATTGAAACGCACGGTTTATTTAGTCTCAGTGATTATCTTCCAAAGCGGCCGTCAGCCAGCGACATAACAGTTATTTACGATATGTTTCAGGCATCAGTAGATGGTGAGTTGTACGATCCAGTGAAATGGGCCGATTATTATCGACCATATGGTGTCTCAGCATCAACGAAACCTGCAACTGCACAAGTTGCTCAAACTGAAACAGTTACACCAGTTACACCCGTTAAGGTAGAACCCAGCAGTGCGCCAGCGACTGAAACAGTCAACGATACATCGAATAACAAGAGTGCAGATGAAATTCTTGCTATGATTCGTAATCGTAAAAATACTGAAGAAGCAGAAGCTTAAACTATGTTAGAGGGGGTTCGCCCCCTCTAATAATTCTATGGAGACAATAAATGGTAAAACCTTATGATTTTTCGAAATTTCGAAAAAATTTAACAAAAAATATAGACGGTCTAAGTTTAGGCTTCAACGATCCGAAAGACTGGATTGACACTGGCAGTTATGCATTAAATTATCTTATTAGTGGAGACTATTATAAAGGTGTGCCGCTTGGTAAGGTAACAATGTTTGCTGGAGAATCTGGTTCAGGTAAGAGTTTAGTTGTAAGTGGAAATTTAGCACGAAACGCACAGGAGTCTGGTTGTTTTGTTGTTATGATGGATAGTGAGAATGCATTAGATACAGCATGGCTAGAGGCACTAGGTGTAGATACAAGTGAAGATAAACTTCTAAAAATTAATGTATCTATGATTGATAGTGTTGCTAAAACATTATCAGAATTCCTCAAAGGTTATCGAGAAGAAAACCAGGGCAATGAATATGAAGATTGCCCTAAAGTAGTAATTATTATTGATAGTTTGGGAATGTTGCTATCGCCAACAGACATTAAACAGTTTGAAGCCGGCGATTTAAAAGGTGACTTAGGACGTAAGCCTAAAGCACTAACGGCATTGATACGTAATACAGTTAATAATATTGCCCCATACCCAATTGGATTTATAGTTACAAACCACACATATGCTTCACAGGATATGTTTGATCCGGATGATAAGATATCCGGTGGGCAAGGATTTGTATACGCAAGTTCAATTGTTGTTGCTATGCGGAAATTAAAACTTAAAGTTGATGCAGATGGTAATAAGGTTTCTACAGTCTTAGGAATCAGAGCGGCCTGTAAAGTAATGAAGAGTCGCTTTTCAAAACCATTTGAATCAGTACAAGTTGAGATCCCATATGAGACAGGTATGAGTCCATACAGCGGATTGGTTGATATGTTTGAAAAATCTGGTGTCCTTGTTAAGCAAGGCAATAGATTAAGATATGTTGATAAAGCCGGTAAAGAACATATGTATTTTAGGAAAGGATGGAATGCAGAAACATTGCCTGTTATTTTAAAAGAACAAGGCGATGGTGTAGTACTTGAAACAGTTGTGGAAGAATCTGTATTAGAAGAAATTGAGGAGGATTAGGTAAATATCCAGTTATTGCTATGAATGGAGGTAATTGATGGATATTAATCCTGATATAATAGTAGAAATGTGGAATATTTTAAAATCATATATTCCACAAAAGGAAAGAGCAGATGCCGCATATAGTATTGTAGATTTCTATGATACAAATGGTGACATTGAAGAATTGCGAGACTGTGATACATTGGATTCACATCTTGCTAAGGCATTAACTGACTATTTAGAAGAAGATGACGACGAGGAAGACGAATATTAATGGCAAGTTGGTATCAACAGGTAGTTGAAAGTATAGCCGCCCTTCCTGATTGTATAGATCATTATGAAGGGCAGTTAGCTATAGCACGTAATGAAATTAAATTTACTGGAAGTATTGAAAAAGCCGCAAGTGCTATTCCAGCAATTGTACAATTACGTTTTTCTGAATTGCAAGAAATTGAAGCAATTCTGGAACATTTAAATATACATTTAAGAAAGTTACGAGCACAAACTTTTAGAATGTATTTAGAAAAGTATAACAGGCAATTAAGTTCTCGCGATGCATCAGCATATGTTGATGGTGAACAAGTGATTGTCGACCAAACAGAACTTATTAACGAGTTTGGTTTATTGCGGAATCAATTTCTTGGCGTGTTAAAAGCACTGGAGGCCAAGCAGTTTCAAATTAATAATATTGTTAAGTTGCGAGTTGCTGGTCTCGAAGACTCCGAAATCAATATGTTTTATGGTAATCCGAATAAGTAATAGAAATGGATAATTTTTCTTGACAAGTGAATTATCTATATGTATAATAGTAATAT